CTTCGCGAGCACGAGCCTTGGACACTGCTTCGTCGAACCGGGCTTTAGGTATACGGATATTGCGTTTGCGGGCCTCTTCGGCCTCAGCCGCTTCGCGTTCTTCACGCTCTTCGTCAGTCTCTTCGCCCTCTTCCTCAGAAACGTCAGCCTCGGCTGCGGGCGCTTCATCCTCAGTTTCAGGTTCTACGTCCTTACCGGCGTCGGAAAGAGGGGACTCGCTAACCAGCTCGTCGCCACGGTCTACAACTTCTTCCTGCTCTACAACTTGTTCTTCACTCATTTCTAATCTCCCTATTTTAGGTCGTCTGTGCTTCGACCTGTTGATTGCTAGCGACAGCGGCCGCTTCGCGTTTGATTCTAGACTCCTGCTGCATCATCTCGCGCTTGAGCTGGATCTCCATCTCCATCTGCTCACGTTTGAGCTGATAGTCACGGTCCATCTCTTCACGCTTGAGTTCATACTCCTGCTGCATCTGGGCGTTCTTTAGCTGGAACTCGCCCTGAAGCTTCAGCAACTCGGTGTTCGGTGGCTCTTGAGCCCCCTTCTGAATGTTCATAGCCTCAGTCTGAGCGCGCATCTGCTTCAGTTCGGCATCGGTGCGCTTCTCTACCGCCTCGGCCTCCATCAGGCTCAGCTCGGCCTCCATACGGCGGGCCTGTGCCTGCCCTTCTGGGCTCTCAGGATCAACCTGCAAGGACTGTACGATCTCAGTCTTGTTCCGTAAACGGCTGGACTCTATGAGGAAACGGTCTGGGATATTGACCCCTAGCTGAGTACGAAGCGCCACGGCCTGGTCAAACTGAGAATCTTCAAATACTTCGCGATCAGGCTGACTAGACACTACAACGCCGTACTCTCCAAGAGTCAGGTCGTTGAAAATCTGCCCCTCTGGGCCTACCTGATTAACAACCATCTGCTCAGTCTGTTGAGATAACCGGTCGCCTGTAATCAGAACTACGCGCTCTTCAGTGTAGTACTCCTGAACAATATCCAAGATATTGCGGGCCAACATGTTGTCGGTCCGCATCATATTGTCCATAACCTTAGCCAAATTGGCCTGACCGCTACGCTGGTTAGCGAGCACGCTCTTGGCGGACACATCCTCGCGTGCAAACCCCTGCATATAATCGCTAACACCGGAGATGCTCTTGATGTGCTCCTCAGCCTTATAGGAGATACGGTCAAGGCCGGTAGGCGTTGAGTTAGGCGTAATCTTTTCGGCGCTATTAAGTTCATCAAGCTCAAGAACAAGCCCTGACTGCGCCCCACGCTGCTCCAACTCCGCCACAGACATATTCTGTAGAGCGTTGCGCTTGACCTTCCAGCCGCTATTGGCGGAGGTGTTAACGACGTGCAGTTCCTGACTAGAAGTCTTATTCAGCAACTCCTGCGGGCCGATCAGGTTCTCGACCAACCCCATAGTATGACCACGGCGGAAATATGGGAAAAACGGAACAACCGTGAAGTGCTTGTACGGGCTCCAGTCATCGTGCAAGACGATGTTGTCAGCAACTACGGTCCAGCGGATACGACGAATCATCTTCTTCGTGATCGTCAACCCAGGATTAGCTTCTAAGTACTCATCTACCTGCTCTTTGCCCCAGTCCGGAGGAACAATCCGCATATCCCCCGTAGCAATATCTACAAAGTGCGCTACGCGGTCGAGCTTTCGCCACTGGCGCTCGATGATGCGGACGGAACGTGCATTATCGCCGTCGCGCCCCCACTCGTCGGTATAAGAAACCGCGCGGGGCTTACCGAAACGATCTCGGTCCATGTCCACAGCGTCGTAGCTGTACGGCCAGTAACTGCCGGTGCGATTACGCAACATATCGGCATCGGCCTTGGAATACAGCATCTCAATCTCGTCGATCGTCATCCATTTAGTGACAATCACGTCTCCCCATTTATCAGGGTCGTATTCGTCTGCGTCAGCATCCACCAACACATTCTTAGGATTCAGTGGCTCGATACGAACTTCCCCGCGCAAAGAATCGGAGAAATCAAGGCGCACATCAAAGAACCCGCGGCTAGTGATAACACCGTCCGCAAACACGTCGCTGCGAATCCACGGTAATTGGTTGTTATCCGAAATCTGCATAAACACTTTGGTCAGAGCGTCTGCGATCTCGCTGGTAGCCCCCTCGTTACGCGGGCGGAAAGAAATATCAGTGCGGTTATAAATCTGTTCACCTAGTACATTGCTGATCGTACTGAGGATCTTATTGATTGTAAGAGCAGGGCGGCGATACGCCTTCAGAAGCGATAAATCTTTAGGTTCCCACTGTTCGCCAGCGAAAAAATCCTCACATTTATCTGCCTTGTTTACAAAGTCGATATGCCCGTTGTCACGGAGCCACTGATACCGGTTCCAAACGTCATCCGCAAGTTTCGTGTTTACTGGCATAGCCTATCCTTCACGCCGCCATGTGGCTTCCGCCAAAAGATGTAGTGTTCAATTTGTCTTTCCACGACGGAATATGGACGGCAGGTTTCTGGCTAGGGGGCTCTTTGTCCATGCACAGCCGAGTAGCCCATGCCAAGGCGTCAACCACGTCATCGTGTGCACCGGCTGGGAACCTCAGCAACTCTTGAACGGCCTGCTCTTTCCAATGCGCCTCCTCAGGAAAAACTACGCGCCCCTGCTGCATGCGACCTTGTAACGGGCGGGCACGCACCATTTTATCAGTATACGGCCTTAGAACCTCAAACGACACATATTGTCGTCGTTCGAGACTCCGTTTCTTGTATAACGGCTCAATAGCGCGCCAGATCTGTCCATCTTCCACGCCAATCATATAATCGCTGTTGTACGCGCTCTCGTAGCGCTTAGCAACATCGAGCATAGCCTCTACTATCGCAAAACTATCGCCCTTCATGCGATGGATGTCGAGAACATATAGTACATCATTTTCGCTCTGCAGTATCGTGGCCCCTACGGTCCAGTCATTCTGCTGTTTCTGCCCAATAGCAAAGTCCCACGCCGTGTAGATGTGCGCATTTGCAGCCTCGGGCATAGAAATCTGAAACCGGAAATATTCCTTTTTGAAATATACACCCTCGTCCGGAGTAGGATTCTGCTGATACAGAGCGGACCAAATACGAGGCTGCATGTTAGCCCGGATTTTCTGCAACGCGTCTGTAGGGTACCGCTCCTCGTGCAAACATGTTTCCGGAGGACGGAGTAACTGGAGATTCGGGGTCTGCTCCTCAATTTTATCGTCTGTGCGGATAATCTCGTCTGTATCCGAGTCCAGATACTCCCATTTCTCAGACAGGGCGGGGTATTTGATAATCTCAAACTGGTCCGCCTCTTTATCCGCCTGCATACTGTTCTGCAAACGCCCCGCCAAATCGTCGTCGTGCCACCACGTCTCGATCACCAACACTCCGCCGCCGGGGGCTAGTCGTGTGTACGCAGTCGACTGGTACCAGTCCCACAACTTGTCGCGTGTACCAACCGAATCCGCTTCCTCCTGATTTTTTAATGGGTCGTCAATAATCAGAATCGTCGCGCCCTTACCCGTAATACCGCCCCCAACACCGGCGGCGGTAAACCCGCCCCCAGCAGTTGTGTTCCACGCCTCTACGGATTGAGAGTTAGGATCAAGCTGCATGTGCGGGAACATGGCTGCGTACACTGGTTCGCGCACCAAATCACGGACTTTCCTCGAAAACCGCATGGGTAGGTCGAGGTTGTACCCGACATTGATGATTTCATGCTCAGGATTACGTCCTAAGTGCCACGCAGGGAAGCGGATCGAAGCGATTTCCGATTTACCATGCCGAGGTGGCATCAGGAGCATAAGCCTAGGGGACTTTTTCTCCAGAACTTGCTGGCTAAACCGCTCGAGGCGGCGGCAAATATCGTCATGCACCCAACCGGCCTGGTACGTTGGGTGAGTTTGACTCGTAAACTGAAGCAGGCGGCGGCGTGCCAGTTCGCGGCGAGCTAAGATCTGCTTAACTGTCGATTTGTTCGCCATCTTCTATGACTTCGAAATCGCCCTCTAGTGCTTCGTCCTGAGATTCTTCGGCTAAGCGGAGAAGTTCTTCGTCCGACATAGTCTGTAACTTCTCGACCAAGACCTTACCAGACACCGACACCTCGACTTTGTGCTTGACCGGCTCGTAAAAACCACAAATTCGCCCAATTTCGCGCCAACCTGCAACCATAACGGCCGGGTCGGCCTTCACTCGGGCCATGTCGATGGCTTCTTTCATGCCATCGACGACCTTTTTCCGGGTCATCTCGTTGGCTTTAGCAAACAATTCCCGCTCTTTGGCAATAGCAGCACGGATTTTGGGGTTTCCCGTCAGCGTAGACACGATCCCATTCTTAGCTACAGTCTCTGAGTACCCGGCGGCTCGGGCTGCGGCAGACTGCGTCATACCGTTCCAGACTACGTTCTTAACAAAATTGGCTTGCTGATCAGTCAGCGGGCGGTCTATTTGTACTTTTTTGAGTTTCTCGTGCGAATGGAGCGCGTCCAGAGAGGCTAAGTCCGCGGCTCGACGCTCGTCCCTAGTCAACTTCTTGTCTTTGAGTTCCATAGGACTAAATTTAACACAGGTTAGTTGGTAGTGTAAGTGGGCGCTTACTTGTTAAGTTGAGTATTTTAGTCAAGTATTTAGAAAATTAGGGCTGAGTGACTGAGCAGCTCCCCTCCCCCTTCGCCCCACAAGAGCCCCCCTACTTCGGTTTTGGTTTCGGATCTCATAAGGGACCCTAGTCACCAGCTCTAAAAACTTTTTTGCAAACGTTCCGGCACCACGCCCCCGTACCCAGCCCCAGCACCGCGCCTCCCTGCACTATCCCCTCAGCACCTCGCCCTCAGTACCAAGTCTCAGCACCACGCCGCTCTGCGACTCGTACTCAGCACACAACCCTCGGTACCAAGCTTCCCAGTGCTTCGCACTGGCTGCCC